ATTATAAATATCAGAGAGAAAACTTTTATAATCTGATTGAAAGAGGACAGGATGCTATTGATGGTATTCTTGAACTTGCAAGAGAATCAGACCATCCTCGCAGTTATGAGGTTGCTGGAAATTTAATTAAACAAGTAGCAGAGGTTACTGAAAAACTAGGTGACTTGCAGACAAAGATGAAGAAACTTAAAGAAGTTCCTAACTCTGCACCAAAGAATGTTACAAACGCATTGTTTGTCGGTTCTACTGCTGAATTACAAAAAATGCTTAAAGGGAAAGAATAATGGCAATTAGAAAAATCAGTTCTCGTTCATTAGGAGATACCACAGTTGCTACAGCAGATATTGCTGACGGGCAGATTACCTCTGCAAAGTTAGACACTAATATTGCGATTGCTGGAACACTAGATGTTACTGGTGCAACCACACTGGATACAGACACTCTTGTAGTTGACTCTGTAAATAACAGAGTAGGCATTGGCACTAGTAGCCCTTCAACCGATCTGGATATCACAACCAGTGGCGGTCAAGTAACTGTTGACTCCAATGGTCATATCACAAGCAAACAATCCCTAGACGCAATAACTGCTGGTGGTCGGATTATAGGCAAATCTAATCGTGGTATTGTTAGTCAGATTGATCTTGCACAAGCAATAAATGGTTCTGACGGCGGGTATATTAGTTTTCTAACGTGTAATGTTGGTGAAACAAGTCCAACAGAACGTATGCGGCTTTTGGCCGGTGGTGGCCTTACCTTCAACGGAGACACCTCTGGCAACAACGCCCTTGACGATTATGAAGAAGGCACATTTAATATACAACTCAGTGATGCTGGTGGTGGATCAGAAACACTCAAAATGAAGTATGCAAAAATTGGAAGATTGGTTGCAGTTGAAGGCCCATTTAGGTTGTCGGAAGGCAACACATCCGAAGCCTATTTCCAACTTTCGTCCCAAGTCGATTCTAATATTACTTGTAATTGCACACTACCTTTTGTTCCTACTGATTCTGGTGCAACAACATCACATGCTTGGAGAAATCTAGAACGGCAAAGTGATGGTTCTAATCCAGGCTCTGGATGGATGCCTGTTCTTGCTTGGCCAGGCGGGAGCGCTGCTGCAGTATTAACAGATAGTGATAAAGAGTCATCATACTACGCTGCAAAAACCGGCAACTCTTTAAGAAAAGCAGATAATAGAACAAATGTTACTTTACAATTTAATTTTGTATACTTTACTGCAACTTAAAAATTAGAACTATGTTATGGCAAATTATGATCACTATCTTGGAAATCCACTACTAAAAAAATCCAATGTTCCTGTAGAGTGGACTAAGGAACAAATCGTAGAATATCAGAAGTGTATGGAAGATCCCATATATTTCATTAAGAACTATATTCGTATTGTTTCTTTGGATGAGGGATTAGTTCCCTTTGAGATGTATGATTTTCAAGAAGATATTGTAGAAACAATTCACAACAATCGTTTTACGATTTGTAAACTTCCTCGACAGTCTGGTAAGTCCACAACACTGGTATCTTATGTTTTGCATTATGTTCTGTTCAATGCGAATATGAACGTGGCAATCCTTGCGAACAAGGCTGCAACTGCAAGAGATATTCTTGGAAGACTTCAACTTGCATACGAAAACCTACCTAAGTGGTTACAGCAAGGGGTAGTGTCATGGAACAAAGGTTCTGTGGACTTAGAGAATGGTTCTCGTGTCGTTGCATCTTCTACATCATCATCTGCTGTTCGTGGTGGTTCTTACAATATGTTGTTCTTAGACGAATTTGCATTCGTTCCACATAATGTTGCAGAGGACTTCTTTAGTTCAGTATATCCTACAATTTCATCTGGTAAGTCTACTAAAGTTGTTATCGTATCAACTCCTAATGGTATGAACATGTTCTACAAGTTATGGACTGATGCAGAGAACAAACGAAATTCTTATAATATCATAGATGTTCATTGGAGTCAAGTTCCAGGCAGAGATGATAAATGGAGAGAAGAAACAATTGCAAACACTTCTGAAGAACAGTTCAGAAGAGAGTTTGAGTGTGAGTTCTTAGGTTCTGCAAATACACTAATCAATCCAGCAAAAATTAAAACAATGGCTTATATGAATCCTATAAAGTCAAATGCTGGATTAGACTTATATGTTAAACCACAACCAGATCACATATACACAATTATTTGTGACGTTGCAAGAGGAACAAGAAATGACTATTCTGCATTTATTGTGTTTGATGTGACAACCGTTCCTTATACTATTGCTGCAAAATATAGAAACAATGAGATAAAACCTCTTCTATATCCAAATATAATTCATGATGTTGCAAATGCATATAACCAAGCTTATGTAATGGTTGAGGTAAATGATATCGGTGAACAGGTTGCTACTGCTCTACAATTTGACTTAGAGTATGAGAACCTTATAATGGCAAGCATGCGTGGTCGTGCGGGTCAAGTCGTTGGCGGTGGGTTTAGCGGTGGAAAGGCACAACTTGGGGTAAGAACAACAAAGGCGGTTAAAAAACTAGGTTGCTCTAATCTTAAACAAATTATTGAAACAGATAAATTAATTATTCAAGATTACGATCTAATCAATGAGTTTTCTACATTTATACTCAAGGGACAAACCTTTGAAGCAGAAGATGGACACTCAGATGACCTTGCAATGTGTTGTGTTCTCTTTTCTTGGTTAATTCAACAAACATACTTTAAAGAGTTGACTGACGATGATATTCGTGCTAGAATGTTTATGGAACAACAACATCAACTAGAACAGGATATGGCTCCATTCGGATTCATGGATGATGGATTACAGTCCCCATATGGAGAGACTGTTGTTGATGAATATGGAACTCGTTGGAGTCCAGTGGTTCGTTCACATGATACAGAATGGTAATTTTCTAAATAAGAGTGATATCATTATCTAATTTTAAAAAACAATTAGAACATACAATTTTAGATTGGTTTATTTGATTTAGAATTTCTTTTCTATCTTCTTCACCTAAACCTTTCCTAGTTGACATCCTACGAATTTCTTTGTCGTTGGGATAAAATTGGAGACAAACCGTTTCAGGCTCACCACAGTAGTTACATTGTTTATTGGCAAGGTATTCATTTATCCAAATGATTCTTTTCCGATAGTTTCTCTTGGCTGATTCTTTGATTGTCTTTTTATATTTGTTATAGAAGTCTGACATACATTTATTTATAAAATGTCAGCATATAAAAAAGTTTTTTGAAACTTGCTTTTTTATAAATAAATGTGTAAAGTTGAAAAAAACTCTATACAATAAACCCAATAAGGAGAAACAGAAATGGCATTTCAAGTATCCCCTGGCGTTCAAGTCAAGGAAATTGATCTAACTAATGTCGTTCCCGCTGTTGCTACTTCTATCGGTGGTATCGCAATTGCCACTCAGAAGGGGCCGATGAATGAAGTCATCACAGTAGGTTCGGAAGAAGAGTTGATCAATACCTTTGGTAAACCAAACAATACGAATTTCGAAACTTGGTTTACTGCCGCCAACTTCTTGCAATATACAAATAACTTGAAAGTTGTTCGTGTCGAAACTGGTGCTCGTAACGCTGTAGCAAGCGGCGGTGCATCACTACTCTCTGCTACTGGCGATGGTTCAACAACTGACTTCACACTATCACAAGCTGTATCTGATGCAGACTTGCTTTCAGTTGAAGTTAATGGTGTTGTAACTACTGCCTTTACAGTGACATCAACTACACTTTCATTCAGTTCTGCACCCGCTTCTGCTGCTACTATTACAGCAAAACTTGGTGCAAGAATTACAAACGATGATTTTTACGAAAACAATTATGCAGATGGTTCTGCATCACTAGGAAACTGGGTTTCAAAGTATCCAGGCGCATGGGGTAACTCTGTTGGGGTTACACTTTGTCCGTCTGCTGAAGCTTTTGAAGAGACAGTAACTTCACTTACAGACGGAGCTCTTGCAGTTGGTGATACAACTGTAACCGTTGATGATGGAACAGAATTCCAAGTTGGTGATATTATCTATCTACAAGAGACTGCTGGACATCAGTATGAAGTAACTG